ATCAATGAACCAGAAGTTACAAGTGTAACAACTGCAATTGGAGTACAAAAGTTTGTATCTAACTGTGTTAATAGAGCTTACTTTGATATAGTAGATGCTCAAGATACATGGTCTTGGTTATCAACATCAGCAACACAAGGTAATTACAATGGTAATACTTATGTTGAAACTGTTGTAGGACAAAGATGGTATCTTTTAAAACAAGGCTCATCAGGAGTTGATACAGATTTTTCAAATGTAAATTGGGATGGTTTTGTATTAACAGAAGAAAATGTAAATGGTAAAACAGAACCTTATACAATTAGAAACTTACCTTTTGTTTCGTTAGAAACTTGGAGAGATTTTTATTCTGTAGCTGAAAATAGAGATAGTTCTAAAGCTGATTCTAATTTTGGTGTACCTGAAAGAATAGTTCGAAGCGAAGATAATAGACACTTTGGTTTATCGCCTGTTCCTAATGAAGTTTATAGAATTTATTTTTATGCTTACAATAGACCATCATCATTAGTTAATGATACAGATGTAGTTTTATTTCCAGAACAATACAAAACTGTTTTAATGGCTAGAGCAAGATATTATATTTATCAATTTAAAGATAACATTGCACAAACTCAATTAGCTTTAACTGAATACAATAAAAGTTTAGGCAAAATGATTGAACAACTAAATGCTCCACAACCTAGTTATGTGGAAGATGATAGACGACTATTTACTTAAGGATAAAAAATGCCAACTCAAGGAGCTTCCATTACTGTACAAGGTGGCTTGGATTTAATTTCAAGTTCTCATGCTTTATTTAGAACACCTGGAGCTGCGACTGTCCTACAAAATTTTGAATCATCTACTACAGGTGGTTATAGAAGAATAAGTGGTTTTGAAAAATTAGGAACTACAAGTGCAGTTATTCCTTCTGGAGTTGTAACTGATGCAATGCAGGGTATTAAAGGTTATGCTTCTGGCATTGTTGTTGCTCAAGGAGCTAATTTATATTTTAGTACTACAGGTACTTCTTATGTACCAATCAATGTAGATACTTTTACAGTAGGTGCAGGAACAGTTTCTATATCTTCAGGTTCGCCTACAGTAACTGGAATAGCTACTACTTTTACTACTGACTTTACTGCTGGTGATGATATTAAAATCCTTACTGATTTTTATAAAGTGTTATCTATTACAAGTAATACTGTATTAACATTAGATAAAAATGCAAATACTTCAACTACACAAAATGGTTTAAGTTATTATACAGGTGGTATACCAGTAGGAGATTTACCTAGTGCAACTGTAATCCCTAGAGCTAATCAAAGCAATGTTCAATTTGTAAACTTTGAATCTACAGGAGGTCCAAATGGTACTCTTTATTTTGTAGATGGAGTAAATAAACTAGGTGAATTTTATATACATAGTGATGGTACTTATCATTTTGAAGAAATAGAAAGGTCTGCTCCAGTAGGTTGTTCTCTAATAGAACGATATACTGAAAGAGTTATAGTATCTGGACAAGCATCTAATCCTAGTGTTGTTTATTATAGTGGTAGATTAAAACCTTATGACTTTGAAGATTCTTCTGCAGGGTTTATTGATGTAGGAGATATAGTAACAGGTATTAAAGTATTTAGAAACAGCTTAATTATATTTTGTAAAAATAGTATATATGAGTTGACAAACCTTGATTCTACTCCTATAATTAAGTCAGTTACTAAGAATATAGGTTGTGTAAGTGGCAACTCAATTCAAGAGATAGGTGGAGATTTAATCTTCTTAGCACCTGATGGATTAAGAACAGTTGCTGGTACAGCTAGAATTGACGATGTTGAATTAAGTTCTATTAGTAGAAAAATACTACCTCTAGTAAACGAAATTATAAATAACTTTTCTAACTTTACTATTTCAAGTATGGTTATTAGAGAACGAAGTCAATATAGATTATTCTATTATCAATCAGGACAAGCAGCTTCTGGACAAAAAGGAATTATAGGAACATTTAAATATAATTCAGAAGGTATACCTGCATTTGAATGGAGTCAAACTAAAGGTTTACCTGTTAAGTTTTGTACTTCAGATGTTAATAACGATGGTACAGAAGTACTTCATCATACTGATGAAACAGGTTATGTTTATAAACATGATACTGGTAATAGTTTTGATGGTGCTAATGTAGTAGCAGAATTTCAAACACCTGATATGGATTATGGTGATAATGGTTTAAGAAAAAGTTTATACAAAGTTAAAACTAATATTGAACCTGAAGGAACACAAAACGATTTACTCTTAAGAATCAGATATGATTTTGAAAGCGGTGAAGTTCCTCAACCAGGAAACTTTGCAGTAGGTAATTTAAGTTCAGCTTCTTTATTTGGTTCAGCAGTATTTGCTTCAGCCACTTTTGGAGCAACAACTTTACCAAGCAAGAGTGTATTAGTAACAGGCAGTGGATTTTCTAATAACTTTAAATTTTTTAGTGATGATACAAATGCTCCTTATTCAGTTAATGGAATGTTTGTTTCATTTATAGCAGGAGGAAGAAGATAAATTATGGCAGGATATACTAGACAGAGTTCAATTAATGATGGTGATACAGTCACAGCAGCATTATTTAATAACGAATATAATCAACTACTATCTGCTTTTAATAGTTCATCAGGACATAAACATGATGGTACTTCAGCAGAAGGACCAGTCATTGCTCTTATAGGAGATGCAGGTCTTTCAACTCCATTAAACAAAATTGAAATAGATACACCTAACGATGAGATAGGTTTTTATGTTGATGTATCAGGAGTTACTACAGAACAAATTAAATTATTAGATGGTGGAATTATTCCTATTACTAATAATGATATTAATTTAGGTACAAGTTCTTTACAATTTAAAGATGCTTTCTTTGATGGAACAGTTAGTTTAGATGGTTTAACGATTGGTTCAGCTACTTCTATTACAGATGTAGATACAGATTTAGCTTCAGTTTCAGCTAGTGATGATACAGTCGCTAGTGCTAAAGCAATTAAAACTTATGTTGATGCACAAGTAACAGCAAGTGATTTAGATTTTTCTGGTGATACTGGTGGTTCTCAATCAATTGATTTAGATTCACAAGCATTAACACTTACTGGTGGAACTGGTATTGATACTACAGGTTCTGCTCAAACAATGACTTTTGCAATTGATAATACAGTTGCAACATTAACAGGCTCACAAACTCTTACAAATAAAACTTTAACTACTCCAGTTATTTCTTCTATATCAAATACTGGTACAGTAACTTTACCAACAGCTACTGATACATTAGTAGGAAGAGCAACTACAGATACTCTTACAAATAAAACTTTAACTAGTCCAGTAATTAATACAGCTATTAGTGGTACAGCTTTCTTAGATGAAGATAATATGTCATCTAACTCTGCTACTAAAGTTGCATCTCAACAATCTATTAAAGCATATGTAGATACTCAAGTAGCAACTATTCCAGTTGGAGATATTACTTCAGTGGTAGCAGGTACTGGTATGACAGGTGGAGGAACATCAGGTGATGTAACTTTAAATGTTATAGGTGGTACAGGTATTACAGCTAATGCAGATGAAATTACTATTGATTCAACTGTTGCTACATTAACTGGTACTCAAACTTTAACTAATAAATCTGGTAACATTTCACAATGGACAAATGATTCAGGTTATTTAACTGCAGAAACAGATAGTCAAACATTAAGTTTTTCAACACCAACTCTAACTATTAGTAATGGTAATAATGTAAACTTAAGTACATTAACAACTGGTTTAATTACAGCAAGTTCAACTGATACATTTACTAATAAAACTATAGATGTAGATGCTACTGGTAATTCAATTACTAATTTAGTTGATGCTAATATTAAAGCTGGTGCAAACATTGCTGGTAGCAAACTTGCTGCTGGTATTGATACAGTTAAACTAGCAGATGGTTCAGTATCTAACACAGAATTTCAATATATTAATAGCTTATCTTCTAATGCTCAAGACCAATTAGATGCTAAACAAGCTACAATAGATTCATCTAATAGATTAAATGCTAATCTAGTAGGAGATGGTTCAGTAGATAATACTGAATTTGGTTACATTAATGGTGTAACTTCAGCAATACAAACTCAAATAGATGCGAAAGCTACTAATGGATTTGCTGTTGCTATGGCAATTGCTTTATAATTAGTAGTTGACAAATTAACAATAAAATAGTATAATTAGGATAATTCTATGGCACAAGATTTCGAAAGATATTTACAACAAAACATTTCAAATTCATCAGGTTCAGCAACTGTTTTAAGAACAGCAGCAGATTCAGATGATGCAATCATAGGTATTAGATGTGCAAACACTTCTGGTACTTCTGTGAATGTAACTGTTTATGTTAAAAATGGAAGTGACACTTATCACATTATTAAAGATGCACCTATCCCTTCTGGTGGTTCTTTAGAATTAATTGATGGTGGCTCTAAAGTTGTATTACAGACTGGTGATTCAGTAGAGGCTTATGCTTCTGCAGCAACTTCTGTTGATATAATTACTAGTGTTGTAGATACTATCTCAGCATAATTTAAGGAAAATTTAATATGGCATATGTCGGTAAAGCACCTGCAGATACAGCTTTAACATCTGATGATTTAGTAGATGGTATTGTATCTACAAATAAACTAGCTAATGATTCAGTAACGAGTCCTAAGATAGTTAATGCTACAGTTGCTAATACAGACCTAGCTAATTCTGCTGTTACTATTAATGGAGTATCAGTATCTTTAGGTGGTTCTATTTCTTTAGGTCCAACTCTAAGTTCTATTTCTCCAACTACTATAGATAACACATCCTCTACAATTACAATTACTGGTTCAAACTTTGTATCAGTACCTCAAGTAGAATTTTTAAATCCTTCAACTGGTATTTGGTATGATGCTAGTACAGTTGTATTTAATAATTCTACATCATTAACAGTTACAGTAACTTTATCTGTAGATGCTCAATATAAAATTAGAATTGAAAATCCAGATGGAAACTCTGTATTATCTACTTCTAACTTATTAACAGTATCTGATGCTCCTACATGGACTACTGGTTCTGGAACACTAGGTTCTATTGCTGGAAATTTTTCTGGTACAGTTGCAACAGTTGCTGGTACTTCAGATAGTACAGTTGCTTATAGTGAAACAACTAATGTATTAACTAATGCAGCTTTAGCAAATTGTTCTTTAAATAGTTCAACAGGTGTTATAACTACTACTAACTTTGGTGGTAGTGCTACAACTGCAACTACATACAATTTTACATTAAGACTAACAGATGCCGAAGGGCAAACATCAGATAGAAGTTTTTCTTTAACATCTACTTATGGTGCAACAGGCGGAGGACAATTTAACTAATGGCATCAACAACACTAACTAGAACAGTATCTTCTGCTGGAAATACAAAAACCTTTACTTACAGCGCATGGATTAAAAGAGGTTCTGTTTCTTCTGGGCAAGGTATTTTTGGACAAGGCGACCAAAGCTCTAATAATTTTAATATAAGATTGGAATCAGACGGAAAAATAAGAATAGAACCAAGTGGATTTGATATTAACACAACTGCTCTATATAGAGATTGTTCAGCTTGGTATCATATAGTATTAGCAGTTGATACTACACAAACTACAGCCTCAGATAGAGTAAAATTATATGTGAATGGTGAACAAGTTACTTCTTTAGCAAATACAACATATCCATCTTTAGATTATGTTACTGTTGTAAATTCTAGTGGAAGCACAGGAACAGTTTATTTAGGAGATGTATTTAATGGTACAGGAAAATTTGATGGCTTAATGTCTCATGTCCACTTCATAGACGGAACAGCTTATGATGCAACAGCATTTGGTGAAGTAGATTCTGCAACAGGTCAATGGAAAATTAAAACTTCTCCATCAGTTACTTACGGAACTAATGGTTTCTTTATTTTAAAAGATGGTAATTCAGTTACAGACCAATCAGGTAATAGTAATAACTTTACAGTTGGTGGTGGTACATT